AAACTCAACGGCCTTCCCTCCGGGGGTAGTCTCTCTCTTACCAAAAGAGGCCATTGTCTGTCGGATTTGGTTGGTGAACACTACAATTCTGTTTCTTTCGGCTATGATTCTGGCTACTTTTCTCAAACCAGCGGAGAAATCCTTGGCTCTCTTGCCGCCCATTTTATCTTCATCTTCCATTTCCATTTCAGTAGAAAGGGCAGCTATACTGTCACAGCCAAAAACGTCAACTGTATCAGTCTTTTCAGTCCCCCAGTTTTCGATGAGGTCAAAAACCTCCTTTACTGTATCGGGTCGATCATAATCATTCTCATCAATGACTAATCCAAATTTTTCACAGTATTCTCGGTTTAGACGACCTTCAGGGTCCATAATCTTTACCCTTCCGCCACGTGCCTGAGCAGAAGCACACATTTCTGATAAAAGCGAAGATTTTCCAGCACTACTCGGACCAAATATTTCAACCATGATCCCTGCGGGAACACCTCCGCCATACACGACACCGCCAGATATGGCTAAATCCAAAAGGGTACTACCTGTGGAAATCATGTACTTTATATTTCCCTTAGGGGTTGTATAAGACATCGGACTTTCATCCACAGAATTGGCTATTTCATCAGCCAGTTCTTGTGTAGTAGGTCTGTTCAAAGTTACCATCAATCATCTCCTCTATCAAAAGCTTTCAACCAGCGTTTGTATTGTTCAGGTTTTAGAAAGTGACTGAAGCCATTCTCCAGACATATATCAACAAAACCGTCGGAATTGAAACTAGAACGGACAATGTGTATTTCTTGAGTTAAAGGATGGGGTAACGTCATAAGCTTTCTATTTAAGGAAATCAAAGCTTTGTTATTTCCTATATCGACACTTCGGTATTGACCTTTTGAAATAATATGTTTCAAAGCCGTCTTTTCACCTACACCTTTTACACCTGGAATGTTGTCAGAGACATCACCCATTAAAGTCTTAACCTGTAACCAATCAGATGGATGAATATTCTTTTCTCGTATAAAATCTTCTTGGGTATAAAGAACCTTTTTGTCTAAACGATACATACCTCTAATCTTATCTAGAATCTGAAACAGGTCATTATCAGATGAAACAACTATGTTATCGTTTATACCATTTCCATTGTTTATAACAAATTTAGCTATCAAGTCATCGGCTTCGATACCTTCTTGATGTAAGATGTTTGCAAAACCCAATCTGGGGAGAATCTGCAACCGTAACTCGTCAAATTGCTTGTAACAAACTTCTCTTTCAAGCAAATCATCTTCCGTAAGATTCCGCCTTCTGTTGGTCTTATAAGTAGGCAGGAGTGTCCTTCGGTAAGAAATTAACGAGTCCCAACAAAAGACGGTTTCATCGGCTTCAAACTTTTCAGTCAAGTCCAGAAGTGTTCTCAAGAAGCCAAATATAACACCCGTTCTCTTCTCTTGCCAAGACAGATTCCCTATCTTGAACATTATACGATGAGCCAGGTAGTTACTGTCTATTATCAGAACGGTCACAGATTCTCCTTGATTTAAGTTAACGGCGTAGACGCCTTGCCCCCGCTTGTTGGGATTCGACTTCCTTAGAATTTTCTTCCTCTTGTGTATTTGCGGCTTCTTTGGAAAGTTTGGCACACTCCCGCCACTTGTCATCAGGTTCACATGCACCGCAACCTTCTAACTTTGATTCGTCACGACCAAATACCCCTCCCGAAGGACAATTTTTGTCATAACCTTTTTGTTCTTCTTCTTCAAGTTTAGTCTCTTTGGTCTCTTTTTCTTTGATGTCAGGTCTGGTTTCTTCGACAGCAGTCTCAGGGGCCTTACGAAAACTCCTCCCTGAACCTGACGATTTACCGCTGTCTTGGTCAAAAGGGATGTCTTCTTCCTCAAGAGAGGAGCGATAAGAAGACCGTGAAGAAGAGGTTTCTGTCGGAGACTCACCGACTCGATAACCATGATGCGCCAGATATAATTCGTCGTAAGTCGGGATTTTGATAATTTCGTCAAGGGTGTAAACTGCATCCAACGCAGCCTTGTCAATTACGTAATTAACCCTGTCTTCAAATCTATGACCGATAAACTCAGTGTTCATGCCTTTGCCTTTTTTCGTAAAGACAATGGCTTTACCATTCTTGGGGGAAGCAAAAGGAATCCAATTATTGATACTGGCCCCCGTTGTCCCTCTTCCCCTTTCAGCCAGTTCAACGAGGTGTCTTTCCATAGACCAGTGGGCCACGTCATAGACTTGCACACCCTTTTCAATGTCGGCATTACTGTCGCCAACAATAACATTGTACAAAGCTCGTCGTCTGGGGTTGAGGGATTTGATCAAAGCCTCATCAGGGTCATCAGACCTACGCAGGACATTCTGGTCTTCACAGATAGGACAGCGAATGTCCAAGTGATTCGGATTCAACTTATCTTTGTACGTCCTAGCCGGACAAACGTGACTATCTTCTGTAGCCCCGACATTGTAATGGACCCAAATGTCTAAGAAATAAGTGGTCTTACCGGCCGGGTATCTAGGGTCGTGCTCCCCAGCCCTGTAAGGAATGATATCGAAAGTATGCCTACCCTCACCCGGTTTCCACAGAGACAAGTTTGGTACTGGTCTGAAGATATCCCCGTACTTGCCGGAATCTTCTTTTCTGGCTGAAGATTCAGCAGTTCGCCTACTGAGTTCAGCATCCATATCTTCATAATCGTTTTCTTTGAAAGCACCCATCTTTTATTCTCCTTATTGACCAAGTTCAGATTCAAGCATATCTTCTTGAATCTGTCTAGCTCTGGTTTCCCGCCTTTCAGCTTCTTTGGTTGGGTCAGCATAGTATTGTGCATTTCTCAGACTGACCAAATTGGTAAGCTGAGAACGACGGTCCATATAAGCCTCTTTACCGGCCTTCAACAGTTCCAAATTTCGTATGGTTTGAAAGTAAGACTCTTCTGCTGCCAGAATGTCCGGATGCTTATCAATCACAGCCTGAATAGAAGCTTCTGTCCACTTTGTAAGGCCGTAATCTTCAGGGTCGGACTGTCTGATAGAAAGGGCGGTTCGTGCAGTTACAACCTTAACATTGCGCTTGGCCATTTCTTTCTCAAGAATGGCTTCAGCGTACTGCTCTGCCACTTTCATAAACTTCTGTGGTTGAGCAGCACATTCCTCTTCCAGTGAGAAAATGTCGATTGACAGTTGATCGATAAAATCGGTCACAATTACCTCCTGAGATTGAGATTGAGATAGTAAATACTTCTTTTTATATATTAAGTCTTTTTATTGTAAAAGTCTACTTTTTAGAAGTATTTACTTTAACTTTTGCGGTGTAACAAGAGTGGATGAATCCCGGCATGCCACTATCATACAAGTTATCCCTGAAGTAAATCATTATTATGCCAGCGGCATGACTATCTTTGCTCAATAAAACCTGGCTCATATATCCCAATACCGCCCGCCTTAACTGCTCAGGGTCACCTTCGATAGTAGCCAAGGTATTTGCTACTGCTGACCAATCTTCAGAACTCAACAGTTGTTGACAAAGGGTTGTTACTTTCGTACTCTCAGAAAAACCTCCTCTCTTTATCATAGAAATGGCTTCATCCAATGTTAGGTTTATACATTGGTTCAACATGATAAGAGCATCCCTTGGAACCCCATCACAAACCTTTGTTATTTCATTTATAACAGGTTGAAAATATTCGATATCCTCCTCTGGAAAAGATTCTGCTCTCAACACTCGTTTCAAAAGTTTGTCAATCTCGGCACGGGTTAGTAACTCCAATTTGTATGTAGAACATCTCTTTCTTAAACCTGTGGTAACTTTCTCAGGGTTGGTAGTGGACAAAATCCAATAAATGTGACCTGGTACATCTTCAGTTGCCTTTAACAAAGCTTCGGCAGCTGGACCTGTGATTTGATGACATTCATCCAGCAAAAATACCCTACATTTGCCATCCATTGGAGCATAACCGGCAATATTGATAAGCTCCCTTGTTGTATCAATGCCACGATTGTTGGCTGCGTTGTGTTCTATAAAATCCAGGTCACTACAACCGAGTTCATGACGCAGGATTCTGGCTAAGGTTGTCTTGCCAGTTCCATAAGGTCCATTGAACATAAAAGTATGTGGACATTCAGAAGTGCCAACCAGACTTTTTAACGAATTTATGGTTTCTTTATTACCAATGACCTCATCAAAAGTCTTGGGTCTGTACTTGATATGGAATGGTTCTTGTTCAGGCATAATCCCCTCTCTTTTTGGTGGTCGTAAAGGGATTTGAACCCTTAACCTGGCCCTTATAAGGGGCCTGCTCTAACCTGTTGAGCTATACGACCACTCTTGTTAAAGTTTCAACCAGGCTTTGGCAGCTTCAACCCTACTACCGTAAAGATGCAAATCCTTGCAAAAGACCGTTGATGGTCCAGGAAGTACCAACTTACCAGATAAATAAGAAATTTCCATTGCCATACGTTCTTTGAGCATTTGGAAACCACCCATATTCTCGGGGAAGCCTCCGAATAAATCCCAAGAACGGTACATAACATAGAAGCAAAGGAAATAATCCCCCATCTGATTCTGTACAATCCTAGTATCAATTCCTAACAAACAAGGGGTAGTAGGTCTTGCCAATTCATCCAAATGTCTTTGTCCTGACTTGTCAGTAACAAAGACCTCTGGTTTGGAGTAGTCCAAGAAGCAGAATGGATCACCAACTCTTAGAACGGCATGAGCATTGCCAAAGCCCTTGATACCGTAATACTCAATAGCGTCCATGGACAAAGGATACAACCATTCACTGTAGTTATAGTGTTCATCCGGGGCTGGCGGGTCCGGACTAAACACTTTAGTATTGAAGTATTTGATGATTTCCTCATCACTTGTCGGGGGAATCAAACCCTCTGTAGCCAAGGGAGCTAGAGGTCTAGCCTCAGGATAGGCTATATATCCCATAGCACAATCCAAAGACAGTCGGTAGTCGCCAGCATGAGAACCTCTTTCAACCGTGTACTTTCTACCGTAACTCAAGGCAGCCCACATAAATCTTTTCCATAGTTCTTCTGTAGTTTTACCTTGTTGAAAGCACGGGTTGAAATCAAGGTCGTTTCTCATTTTTCACCTTCCTTTTGAATGGTTTAACGTTGCCTTGAAGCTTTCTTAACTCTGCCAAACCCCCGCCTCTTTTGAGTATTCGGATTTGGGTTCGTCTTGCCCCGAAAACCATACATTGACCATATGTAGGATAGTATATATCAACTTTGTTATATATACCTGGCATACGGTCTGCAAAGATAAAGTTCCCTACTCCTTCTACTTGTATGATGTCTCCAAAACGTGCGCCAAGATTTCGTTCCAAGTTCCGGGGTAAAGCAATGCAACCGCCTACTTTGTATATTTCTTCTGTAGTTGGTCCACTTGCTGTCTTTCCCGGCAGACAGTAAGCGGT